TTTAGTCATGACAGTCTGGAGAGACAGACACAAATAACAAAAACAAATTCTAAGCGCTTAGAGAGACTACAAACAACAACTCTCTCTTTACTATTGTGGCTAACGTAACTCAATCCGTACTGGGTACGCTTAATAAAGCTGTTGCCAGTACCGCAGGCTCTTATGCATACGACACTAAGTATGCTACCTACCTTAAACTCTTCTCTGGTGAGATGTTTAAGGCTTATGAATCGGCCACTATGGCCAAAGGAACTGTGCAGAGTCGTACTCTCAAGAACGGCAAAGCTATGCAGTTCATCTTCACTGGCCGTATGCAGGCTGCCTATCATACCCCTGGCACCCCTATCCTTGGTAGTGGTGATCCCCCGGTGGCAGAGAAGACCATCGTCTGTGACGACCTTCTGATCAGCTCTGCTTTCGTGTATGATCTTGATGAAACTCTTGCTCATTATTCTCTGCGTAGCGAGATCGCGAAAAAAATCGGCCACGCTTTGGCTGAAAGCTATGACAAGAAGATCTTCCGTCAGATCGCTAAGGCTGCTCGTGAAGCTCACCCCATCACTGCTGCTCCTGGTCCTGAGCCCGGCGGTTCGGTGATTCAACTGGGTGTGCAAAAAGAATATGATGCACAAGCCCTGGTGGATGGCTTCTTTGAAGCTGCTGCCATCATGGATGAAAAAAATCTTCCTAAGCAAGGCCGTATGGCTGTGCTATCCCCGCGTCAGTACTATGCACTCGTGTCTCAGGTTGATACTAACATCCTGAACCGTGACTATGGTAACTCGCAGGGTAACCTGAATAGCGGCGAAGGTCTCTATGAGATCGCTGGTATTCCCATCAAGCGTTCCAACAACCTGCCCTTCCTGGCTGGTACTGTGGGTCGTGTATCTGGTGAAAACAACGATTACGGTGGTGACTTCAGCACCCACTGTGGTCTCATCTACCACAAAGATGCTGCTGGTGTTGTGGAAGCAATGGCTCCCTCCGTGCAGACCACTTCTGGTGATGTGTCCGTGATGTATCAAGGTGACCTGATCGTGGGTCGTCTGGCTATGGGCTGTGGCACTCTGAACCCCGCTGCTGCTATCGAGCTGCAGTCGGCTCGTTCCTGATAAGTGAGGTACTGAGTAATGTCTATTGCTCCTGGGTCCTCACGTGTTGTAACCATTGGTGGTGCATCTGCTGCACCTAACGCACCTAATGGTAAAATTTTTAGCTCGACAAGTACTGTTAAAAGCTTCACTCTTAACCCCAGTACTCCTTTGGAGTATGGTCGTTCTTTGAGTGGTGCTGGTGAGCTTGATCGCGCCTCCTCTGCTAGCTCTATTGCTGGCAATACTGCTGCAACTTAATTTTCAGGAACTAAAAAATGTCTATCACTCTTAATGGTAACTTCGGTGCCGTTTACCAGCCCGATCAGTTCGTGGCTAGTAGCATCGTTGATGCAGATCAATCAGTAACTAGCAGCACAACGCTGGTAACTGTTCCCAAGCTTACTGTCCCCATTGGTATTAACGAGCGTATTATCCTTCGTTATACCATCCAGTTCTCTGCTGGTGCTACTGGTGACCTTAAGTACTTTGTGGATGCTCCTACTTCCCCAACCCTTTTCCGTCAGGCAGCTATTTCTGTTGATCCTGCTGGTGCTGTGGCTGGTGGTGCAATCCTTACTGCTGAAAGCAACACTGCTAGCGTGGTTTCGACTTCTGCTGGCGGTGGCCTTCTGCTCCTTAACGTCATTGTTGCCAACGGTACTACCGCTGGTGAAGTGACTTTCCAGTTTGCTCAAAACTCTTCGGATTCTACCGCTACGATTGTTCGTGCTGGTTCCTTCCTTGAATATCGGAACTTCTGATCATGGCTAATCCTACTGTTGCTGCTGGTGGCGGCGGTGTAGCTGGTACTGTAAACTTTGCTACCCGCACCATCACCGGTGCTTATGGTTCTACTTACACTGACAACGGTAACCTGGCTGTTTCTGACAACCATGCTGTTCGTCGTTCGGTGTCTCGTACTAATGGTACTAGCACCGGCTCTGGTGTGTTCTCGGAGACTCAAGGTCTTCGTACTGCATACGTTGGTGTTGAGGCCGATTCTCCGGCTCTTGATGCTACCCGTACTGCTGTCTGATTTATAGCAATTGGGATCCCTTCACTGGGGTCCCTTTTTTTAATTCTTTTATAACGTCATCGTTATGCCGTATACCAATAACGCTCAGGCTGAGCTACAAGCTGTTAATGAAATTCTGGCGTCTATTGGTCAGGCGCCTGTTACCACCATTGAGGCACAGACTGTCACCTATGAGGATGGTTCTACTGTCGAAGCTGTAATCAACCCGGAAGTTGCAATTGCATATGAGACCTTAATGCAAGTCTCTCGGGAGGTACAGGCAGAGGGGTGGGCATTTAACCGAGAGGTTGAATATCCATTTACTCCTGATTCTAATGGCTATCTATCAGTGACTGGTAGTATGCTACAAATTGACTTAAGTAGTATATTTGAAAACAGTGACTTCGATACTGTTGTAAGAAATGGTAGACTGTATGATAAGATCGGTCATACAGATGTCTGGGATACAACTAAAACCTACAAGGTAGATGTGGTCTGGTATTATGACTTCGTTGATCTACCACAAGTATTCAAGGATTACATCATATCACGAGCTGCAACACGTTGTGCTATTAGGCTGGTGGGTGATGTAAACTTAACTCAAACATTGGCTTCATTTGAAACATGGCGTAGAGCTAATGTGATGGAATATGAATGTAATGAAGGTGATTACACTATGTTTGGCTTCAAACAAGGTGAAGGGTTCTACAGTAGCTATAAACCATTTAAGGCACTTGCACGATGACTTCAGTTTCTCAACGTATACCTAGCTTCATTGGTGGTGTTTCCCAACAGGCTGATGAAAAGATGCTGTTGGGTCAAGTCAAAGACGCTCTTAATAGTTACCCTGATATTACTCTTGGTTTACTTAAGAGGCCTGGTGGTAAGTTTCTAGGTAGACTTGCTAGTCTGACAGCTAATACTGCTGATTCTGCTTCATGGTTTAGTATCTTTCGTGATAACCAGGAGAAGTATGTGGCTACTATTTCTTCTGCTGGTGTACCTAAGGTATGGAACCTATTAACTGGAGCTGCTGCTACTGTATCTTATCCAGCTGGTAAGCAAGCATCTATTGAAAGCTACCTAACTGCTACTGATTATCGTAGCATCAAAACTCTCACAATCAACGACTTTACCTATATCGTTAACAGTGAGAAAACAGTAACTGCTAAAGCTGCTCCTACGTATAATACAAAGAGGCAAGCTACTATTATCATTACTGGTGTTGAACATGCTACACTATACAGGGTAACAATTAACGGTACTAATTACGATTACACGACACCGTCTGCTGGTGGTGGTAACCTAAGAATTACTGATGTTACTTCTGGTATCTTTGCTGCTATCACTGGTAACTTTGATACCAAAACTATTATTGATAATACGCTTTACCTGACCTTTAGTACGGATACTAATGTATCTGGTTACGCAGGTGTTACTGGTAAGGATCTTCGTGTATTCCAAGATTCAATTGATACATTCTCAAGACTACCTGAACAAGCTTTTGCTGGTCAAATCGTAAAGATTAATAATACATCAGCAGATAAGGATGACTTCTATCTTAAGTATGTTCAACCCAATGGTATTGCAAGTACCTATAGTCAATCCGGTACTACAGTAACGGTAACAACACCAACACCACATGGTCTCACAACTAATAATTTAGTTAATGTTGCTGTTACAAGTGGCAACGCTGTAAGTGGGAACTATAAAGTTACCGTTACAAGTACTACTGTATTTACTTATACTGCAGGCACTAGCCTAACTACCACTGGTAATACTAATATATTTACTGCAGCTTCTGCTGGCTACTGGGAAGAAACGGTTGCTCCTAATGTAAGTACTGGGTTTAATGAGAACACAATGCCTGTTGTTCTTATCCGTACAGGACTAAGCCCTCTTACATTTAGGGCTACATTCTTGGATGGATCAGAGACAGTTAATAACCTACCACTACTGTGGGAACCACGTCTTGTAGGTGATGAAGAATCCAATAGTCAACCTAGCTTTGTAGGGAATACCATCCAAGATATTTTCTTGTACAACAATAGGCTTGGATTCCTGACTGAAGATAATGTCTCCATGTCTCAAGCTGGTGACTACTATAACTTCTACAATAAATCAGCAACGACACAAACAGCAGCTGATCCTATTGACCTTAGTTGTGCCAGTATTAAACCAGCTACTGTACGTTCAGTTATACCTATCACACAAGGTTTGCTGTTGTTTAGTGATAGTCAACAGTTCCTTATGGAAGCTGAAAACGGTGCATTTACACCAGCTAATGTCACAATCAATGCTATCGCTAACTACGAATGTGATCGTTACATCAAACCAGTTGATCTAGGATCTACTGTACTGTATGTTAGTCGTAACCAAAGCTGGGCTAGGGCATTTGAGATCTTTACCAGAGGCCAACGTAACTCACCTAGTGTTACTGAAACTACAAAGATCGTTCCTGAGTGGATGCCGCAAAGTATCACAGAAGCCGTAGGAAGCGCCCAGAATGGCCTGTGGGTGGCCTCTAGTCGTACTTCCAAGTATATGTACCTCCATAGGTTCTACGAGCAGGGAGACGAGCGTCCTATGGCTGCATGG